AGAAAACAAAAAAGGACAGCCCCCCTCTCGGTTGACTGCCCTTTAGTTATAACACAATTAATTTATTGTGTCAATCTACATCGATAGGTTCTATATCTGGTTTCTGCAACTCAGTTTGTGGTTCTGGTGGCGAAATTTTAAAAACCATTCGATGTTTTATAAATGTAGCACTATCAGTGTTCCAATTGTTTAGTGCCTCTTTTGCCTTCCTATGCTCATATAATAGCTCGGTTGTAGGTCGACCATGATTTTCAATTAAAGCTAAACAATTAATAAGTTTTCTTCTATATGTTCGCTTCCATTTTAGTTCATGCGAAGTATCAAGTTTTGGATCTTTTACTTCTTCGTTTAGTTTGGGCTGATTGCCCTCTACATTTTCTAACATATGTTTACTCCTTGTTGAGTACCTATCTTATAACAAAAAACCCCCAATGTGTCAAGCACAAAGGGGGTTTCCTTTTAACTAGAGGGAGTTAAAAATTTTTTAAATTAGTCATAGTAAGTGGTATCTCTAACTAAAAATTTTTCTTCGTAGTCTTCAAGTCTATTGCTTGCATCGAGCCACAAATTTAATCTATGGTCTTGATTGTTCTTTAACTTATAAAATGTAGAAAATATTTGTTTGTTTTTTTCTTTAAATTTTTCTAATTTTTTTTCAGCAATATCTGCCTTATCAGATAAATTTCTTTCTTTTAGTTTTAGTTTTTTAAGTTTCTCCTTTTGTTTAGGTGTTTTTCTTATTCTTTTTATTATTGGATGTACTGAACCATCCCTTTTGTTATCATAATAACGATACATATTTTTTACCTACTTTTTTAATTGTTCAAGAAGAACTTTTACTTTATGATCTACAATAAAATTATGATGACTTATTTTAAGATCATCAAGAGTAGGGCTTGGAGTTTGTTTTTTGCTCTTATGCATTTTTGATTTGTTAGCAGTATGGACTTCTTGCTGTACTCTTTCCATTGTTTCTTTATCTGTCATATTTTCTCCTTTATTTTTTTATAATGTGCTTAAAGAGTATCACTAGAGTTGCCCTGTCCTTGTAGCTACAAGTAAGTGTACATCAAAGCATTTTGCGTTTCGCATTTATAAACCTAATGACACTCTCAAAGCACATTATTTATACATACTACAATAAAAAACCCCCTGCGTCAAGCTGACACAAGGGGTTTCAATGATGATCTATCATTTTCTTTTCCTTTACATTCAATTAAAACTAGCAATCAACAACAAAACTATTGTAGCCCAAAAGAATGTAGCCAATGTAGTCTGCATAAAACTTTCTCCTTTCTCATATAAGAAAATCTTATGCCTTTTATTTCTTTGTGTCAAGCGAATGTTTGGATATATAGGGCTAGTACATAACCCCATATAATAAGATTAACTGAACCTAATATATAAATCATTTTTTTATTTTTAAAAATCTTAATAATCTACATATTCTGCAATAGCATAACCAATCATATTTGTAGTATCTAGGGTTATACATATTTAATATATGCTTTAGTGATTTAATCATTTTTTATTATCCATTTTAGGGTTGCTGTTGTGGGATCAAAGTTATCAAATTTATAATTACTACAATTATTTAGTAATAAAATTATTGTAATTAAAATTATTTTTTTCATTTATTTTAATAACTCCCAAACCTTTAAATAAAATGGTTTGTTTTTTTCAATGGCTTTGAAAGTATCTTTTGAAACTCCACTTTCTTTTATTGCTATTAATGATATGATTTTTAAACTTGAATTAATTTCTTTAATTGTTGAAATAAATTCGTTTATTTGTTTTTCTGTCATTTTTTTAACTCCTCTATTATGTTATTAATGTTATAATATAACATAACAGATAAAGTGTGTCAATTATGCAACACTATGGCATAAATGCCACAATTCAACTAAAGGTTGATGTTCTCTAAATGTTCTAAAAGTTGACAGCTGTCAACACTAGGTATTCTGTCAATTTTTTAAATTGTTTGACTTAACTATTAAAATTTTATAATTTCAAATCAGTTTTGAATAATTTTAAAAATGCATAACATAAATTATTCTAGGTCAAACCTACAAAGTGAAATTTGCAAGGAGTGGAAACTAGACCGAAACTTTGTGATTGTTTTGTGTTTTCAATATAGGAGTAAAAAACTATGAGTAAAAAAGAAAACAAATCATCAAATAAAAATGATGAGTTAAAAATTGAAAGCATTGCAAAAATAAATGACTTTCAAGATAATATTAAATCTAATTCAACTTTAAAAGAAATTTTAAAATTAGGTTTAAAACAAACTAACACTACTACAAAGGAAGTTTTGCCAAAATTAGCAAATGCAGTTGTCAGTTATATCAATGAGTTTAAAGCAAACTTAAAAGATAAAACTAAAACTGATGATATGATGAAATTTCTGAGTAGAACTGAAATAGCTAAACATTGTTATTCATTGGTAGGTTATGACAGAAAAGTGGAAATCAATGACTTGTTTGAGAAATTAGTATCAAGGGCAATAAGACTAGCCATTTTGATAGTTGACTATCCAAGTCAGTTTTCAGTTGATGAAAACACTCATGACGTTTTTGTTATGTCAAAAGTCTTAGAACCAAAAATTGACGTTAAGATTAAAGGGTCTAAGGCTACAAAAAAAGTGCTTAACAAAGATGAAAGTTTATTACCTGTAAGTACATACATAGTTGATAAAATGTATAAGCAAAAATATCCAACAGGTACTAGAAAAACACAAACCAAAGATGAAAAAACAATTAGTAATTTCAAAAATATTACTAAGGATTTTTTAGTAGGTATGAAAAAACTAATTGAATATTCATCAAAACAAAATGTTAAATTCTTTGATATGGTTGACGACACAACTTTTGAAAGTCTTGAAGAAATAAAAGACCATTTAAATAGTGAAGACTATTCAAACATCAGAGCATTTAGCGTTGAATATCAAGTTGACTTTAATGGCAAACTTGAAAAGGCAATAAATCAATAACAAACTAAAACACAAAGCAACACAAAGAAAAACATAATTAGCCCTAGTAATATTTAAAAGTATTACTAGGGTTTTTTTTTGCCTGTCTTAAAAATTAATTTAGTGATTAACAAGGGAATACTATAGCTACAAAAATTCCCATTACATCCCTAGAAATAAATCGGTAACCACTCAGAAAACTTTAGGGGTTGCCTTTGTGATACTTGCGATTGTTTTTGTTTTTACTTGATTGACCCCAAAAGCTCTACGCCTACGCAAGGTGCAAGTGGGGGTGTACCCCATAGATATATAGCATTACCAGAAAATCCCCAGTATCCCTGTAAACCACCTAGTGGCCATATTTTAGGGTATAATATTCCGACAATATTCTTGTTAAAACTACTTAAGTATCCCCTAGGGGGTTGTACAAATAAGTATACTATGGGTGTATAGGCTCCCCTGGGGGTCCTATAAATATTATACACCTATTTTTCAATTTTGTCTAGTACAATAATGTCGCAGGTGTAATTATTTTAAAAAAATACTTGACAAAATTGTATATAAGCACTATAATAGGTAGTATATATTATTCAAAGGACACACATACACGCACATAACATTAAGTTAACAAGGGTCATCACGGATAATATACAAATTATGCTAGATCTAGACATAAAAAAAGCAAATAAACTTCCTTTTAAGGAAATAATGGAGATAATAAACGCAAATCATGGATTCTTCTATAACGAAAACTCAAAAAAGAAACTTAACAGACATGCAAGAAAAGTTTCTAGACGTATTATTCGGAGAAGCAAGAGGAAATCCTAGAGAAGCGGCTAGAATAGCTGGGTATTCTGACCACAGCTACCCTAAAGTCGTGCGAAATCTCAAAAAAGAAATTACAGAATTAGCAGAAACTCACTTATCTACACATTCTGCCAAAGCAGCTACTCGGTTAACAGACCTACTAGACGAAGACGGGACCACACCACACTCTAATATTCGTCTAGCAGCTGCTAACTCAGTATTAGATAGAGTTGGGTTAGGCAAAAAAGATTCACTTGATATAAATATGAAAGCTATGCATGGAATATTTATACTACCAGCAAAAGATGGAACCAATAAAGATCAAAAGAAAAGCTAGAACGATTCCATTTGGTTTTAAACAAGCACAGGATCCAGATTATTTAGAACCTGTGAAAGAAGAATTAGATGCTCTTAAGCAAGCAAGAGAATATTCAAAGACTTGTTCATTAAGAGAAACGGCTCAATGGCTACATAGAAAAACAGGAAGATACATATCACATGTCGGACTTAGAAAAAGACTCGCAAGAAATAGCACCACCGAAACCGAAGAGAATAGTACAGCAGAAAGCCAAGAAGTCAGTCAAACAGATTCTAGCTCGCACTCGTAAGAAGGTTGCAAAGGCAGAGCAAACTCTGCGTTCTGCAAAACAAGCTGCAGAAAATACAAAAACTAAACTGTTAACTATTGATAAAGCATTAACAGGAAAAGAAACACAACTTCTTACTGAGGACATAATCGAGAGTGCTCCTAAAAATGTGCAAGAGCACATAAATAATCAAGAAGTTATCTTTAAACCTAATTCAGGTCCACAGACAGAATTTCTTGCATCTTCTGAAAGAGAAGTATTTTATGGTGGAGCAAGAGGCGGTGGTAAATCATATGCGATGCTAGTCGATCCGCTACGCTACTGTGCAAATGCAAATCACAGAGCACTCTTAGTAAGGAGGACTATGCCTGAACTAAGAGACTTAATTCAAAAGTCTCAACTGTTATACGGAAAGGCATATCCAGGTGCAAAATGGAGAGAACAAGAAAAAGAGTGGCGATTCCCATCAGGGGCAAAGATAGAGTTTGGTTACGCAGAGAACATGACAGACGCTTTGAGATACCAAGGTCAATCATACACATGGATAGGAATAGACGAACTTCCACAATATCCTTCGCCAGACATATATAATTTTTTAAGATCTTCTTTAAGATCCGTTGATAAAGACATTCCTGTCTACATGAGAGCAACAGGAAATCCAGGAAACGTAGGATCACAATGGGTTCGAGAAATGTTTGTAGAACCTAGTGAACCAAATAAAGCGTTTGATGTAGGGATAGATACACCCAACGGAAAGAAGTACATAACAAGAAGATTTATTCCAGCTAAGTTACAAGACAATCCTTATCTGATGCAGACTGATGATTATTACATTATGCTTGCATCTTTACCAGAAGTACAACGTAAACAATTTTTAGATGGAGATTGGGATGCATATGAAGACTCAGCTTTTCCAGAATTTAGTAAAGCAACCCATGTGGTCGAACCTTTTGAAATACCTAGAGGATGGTATAAGTTTCGTGCTGCTGACTGGGGTTATTCTTCTCCTGCTTGTGTTCTATGGTTCGCTGTTGATTATAATAATAATCTATGGATTTATAGAGAACTGTATACTAAAAAAGTTACAGCAGATAATTTTGCACAAAAAGTTTTAGAATTAGAAAAAGGAGAATATATACACTATGGTGTATTAGACTCTAGTACTTGGGCAAAGAGAGGTGATGTAGGTCCAAGTATTGCAGAAACTATGATACGAGTTGGTTGTAGATGGAGGCCATCAGATAGATCACCTAAAAGTAGAATTAATGGTAAACTAGAAATACATAAACGTTTACGAGTAGTTGATAAAGAACCAGGAGTTAGAGTATTTAAAACTTGTAAGAATTTAATTAGAACAATGAGTTCTTTACCAACAGATGATAATAACCCCGAAGATGTGGATACGAATGCAGAGGATCACGCATACGATGCATTACGTTATGGTTGTATGAGTAGACCAACACATCCTAAATTTGCAGAACGATTTAGACTTTCATCTACTCAAGATAGTTATCAGATGGCTGATAATAAATTTGGATACTAATGCCACTAAATAAAAAAGGTAAAAAAATTAAAAAATCTATGGTAAAACAATACGGCAAGAAAAAAGGTGAAGCCGTATTTTATGCTATGGAAAATTCTGGTAAATTAAAAGGTGTCAAAAAGAAAAGTTCCAGAAATAAATAAAAAAATT